AGCCGTAACCTCGCGGGCGAACTGGCCCGTCATCGCAAAACACGCGAAGACCTCGCCAAAGCGTGGGGATGCGCGCCGAAAACAGTGGACACGCGACTCCGCGGCCAAACACCACTCACGACCGACGAAATCGAAAAAGCCGCCCACCTACTCGGTCTCGAAGCCTCCACCCTCACCATGCTCCTCATCCAGCCGATTGACAGCATCAAACAATTCAAAGCCTAAGGAAACCGAAATGAGCCAGTTGCTTAACCCGCCGAAACCACCGGAATCGAGGAAAACCATGAAACCAAGAATCGAACTCATCGGCACCACCGGCTACGCCATCCGCATCCAGGAAGACAAGAGCGGCCAACTCATCGAACTCCACGCGGACGGCGAGGAAGTCCTCGCGGACATCCCCGAAAGCACCCTCGACAACTTCGCCTACACGCTCAACGACGACCTAGGGAACATGCGATGAGCCAATCATTCGAACTGCGAATCATCGAGGACGGCACGCACAGCAGTGACCACAGCTGCCTCATCGGACTCAGATTCGACATGGCAGACGGATACCAGGTACACATGCTCAACAAAACCGACCTCATGAACCTCCGCCGCGAAATCGGACGAACACTCAAAGAACTCAACCAGAAGAAGGACAAGAAATGAACATCTTCCAACAGCGAGAAAAAATCATCGAAGACCTCATCACGGCATGCAAGGACTACGACGAAGAGAAAACCAACCACCTGCTCAACCAACTCATGGAACTCGACAAGTCAGCCGAACAGAAGCCACTGCCTGAAGAACCGAAGGAGCGGGGCTTCTATACCACCGCGAATGATGGTCGGCTCCTGCTTAAGGACATCGATGATGACTGGTCGGCGCGCACATGGGATGACTGCTCGGCTAATCACATGTGGAATGGCAATAGACAGTATGCGAAGTGGCCGACTGTCTGCGAAACGCTCCCGCCTGAAGCCTTCCCGTTAAAGCGAGTGAACACGGGAGACGGTAACGATGACTGACCATGATTACTGGCTTGAAGACATGCAAGCAATGAAGAAGCGGCAGAAGCCGAACTACCCGCTCCGACGCGTCAAATTCGCCCTCGCGGTGGTCGCCCTCATCGTCACATCCACACTCATGCTCACCTGGCATGGAGGCAGCATGAACGCCGCGCTCATGGTGGAAGGCGTGTACATCGCCACCGCATTGTGGCTGATCGTCAGATTCGCGCCACGCGACTAAAAGACTTCCCACTGGCCGGCAGTCTCAACAAACAACCCAATCGGATTGTTCCGCAGGACACCCACGTTCACTCATTCGTCGGCCAGTGGGGACACATAACTGAATATCGATTATTATCCACGCGCCGACCATCTCTCTGCCGTACATACACTGTCGGCGCATTCGGCTGGGCGACGGTTCGCCCGCCCACGGATTCCACTCTTCTCTCTCTATCAAAAACGCAGGCACTCCGGCGCCTGCAAACCCTTTCAAGTCCGCCTGACGGCTTTCAGTCACCGTCGGCCACGCCACCGGCCGTGAACACGTTCAGGTCGTGTTCCAACAGTCAAAGGGGCGCTCGGAATCCAAGGACGGCACTGGTTCGACACCAGTGCCAGCCACTCAGCCCCATCCACTCGTCAGGACGGGGCACCACAACGCCAACAAGCAAAGGAAACGGTATGAACACTGAAATCCAGCCTTTCGAATTCGAGGGCAACAAGGTCAGGGCACTGGCCGATGGCGACGAGGTGGTGTTCGTCGCATCCGACATCGCCAAGATTCTCGGATACCGCGACGCCGCGAACCTCGCCCGCAATCTCGATGACGACGAGAGGGGTATACACGAAGTGAGTACCCCCAATGGAACGCAGAATATGACGGTTCTCACCGAGTCAGGTCTTTACCGTTCAATCCTCAACCGTGAAATCGCCTATGTGAAAGAACCGGAAGCGCAGGCATTCGTGAAGCGGTTCCAGCGTTGGGTCACGCATGAGGTGCTGCCGCAGATCCGTCGCACCGGCGGATACATCCACACCACCAATACCGACAGTGACGAGGATATTCTCGCCAAGGCCGTGCTCGTCGCGCAGAAGACCATCGAGCATAAGAATCGTCAGATCGCTGAAAAGGACGCGCAAATCAAGGTGTTGGAGCCTAAAGCGTTGTTCGCCGACGCTGTGGCCGCGTCCGACGGCACGTGCCTTGTCGGCGAATTGGCGAAGATGCTGCGCCAGAACGGCTTGAACATCGGCCAGAATCGTCTTTTTCAGCTTCTTCGTGATGATGGGTTCTTCGGCAAGTCCGGCTCGAACCGCAACGTGCCGACCCAGAAGGCGATGGACTTGGGCTTGTTCCACATCAAGGAGACGGCGGTGACGCATTCGGACGGCCACGTGACCATCAGCCGCACGCCGAAGGTGACCGGCAAGGGACAGCGTATTTCATCGCCCGCTACTGCCCGGAGAAGAAGCCGAATGACTGACCTGCTTCGGCCGGAGGAGTTCGCGGCGATGATCGGCTTGAGTCCCCGCACTCTCGCCAATTGGCGGAGCAATGGCAGGGGGCCGAAGTATCTGAAGCTCGGCCCTGAACCACCAGCTGGCAAGCAGGACAGGCGCCCGGTGCTTTACGAGCGTGACGTGGCCGAGCGTTGGGCCACAGCACACCAGTACACGAGGACGATAGCGAGATGAAACCACACAATGATGGCCACTACTTCGTGCCTGGAAGCCGTCAGACCGGCAGATATGAGCCGCGAGGCTTCATGGTCGGCTCCTATGCCAAGCCGACTTTGACGGAGCAGGGCATCGACGTGGACGAATTCATCCGAGACAACTACCAGCTGATTCAACGCTTAAGGAAAGGAAACCATTGAAACATGAATACAGCAGTGACGAGCTCCGAGAGCTCAAAAGCATTTACGACGAGTCCGGCGAAGCGGGATTGAGCCGTGACGAAATGCGGGCCCTGCGCAAGGCCGGACTTGTCAAGCAAGACCTACCGCCAGAGCCGGAGAAGCCGCATGAGGATACTCTGGCCGACTATCAGGCCGTCAGCAAGCCCACGGCGGAACCGTCGAAACGAGACTGCATCCTCGCGCACTGCAAAAAACGCATCAGCCAAGGCCAACCGTTCGACGGCAAGGAAACAGCCGAAGCGCTCGGCCTGAGCCAGAAAACAGTCGGCAACATTCTCAGCCAACTCCGCAAGGAGGGACTGCTGCCGGCCTTCGACAAGCACTCGCCACGCAGCAAAGCACAGAAAACAACCACAAGCGGAAAGAGGAAAGAAACCATGACCACCACATCGAAAATCACAGCAGCCGACGGCACCGAATCGAAGCTCACGGTAAACGACGTCACCACCGGAACCACCGACGAAAAGCCACAAGCCGCAGCCGATCCACGCGCCATCATCTCCAATGCATTGACCGGCATTTTCGACGCCATCAGCGCATTGCAACGAACCGCGTTCCAAGCCAACGACAAAGTCGTCTACGGATTCGCCACGAAACTCCTCAACGGCGAACTCATGGACTTGAAAGCCAACTACTCGAAGGACGTGGTGAAGTGAGACTCGATTTCAACAGCAAGGATGGCGTTTTCACCGTCAAGTCCGAAAACGAAGAGGAAAAAGCCCAGCTCAAAACGTCGGCGGTCGCCATCTGCAATCTCATTATCGATTTTTTCGACGGTGAAGTCCAAGAAATGAAGGCGGCGAAGGAATGAAACGCATCCCACTCAAGGACACGGAACGCTATCAGATCGAGCGTTTCAAGCAGTGCAAGCAGGCCGAACGGCATCTTGCCTGGCTGAAAAGCAGGAAGGCCGGCGTGGGCGGTTCCGACATGAGCACGATCCTCGGCCTGAATTCCTTCAAGACGCCTTACGATCTGTGGCTTGAGAAGACCGGCCGCGTGGAACCGGAGGACATCTCGGACAAGTGGGCGATCGTCAAGGGCAATGCCCTGGAAAACGAGCTCAGGAAGCGTTTCCGCTCGAATCATCCGGAAATGCTCGTCACGAACGGCACCGACAAGCAGTTCATCGCTCGCCAGAGGCCATACCTGCGCGCTTCCCTCGACGGCATCCTGCAAAGGGAGGACGGGAGTTTCGGAATCCTCGAAATCAAAACGGTGAGCAACCGTCGAGCGGGGGACTGGCATGACGAGGACGGCAACCTCCGAATCCCGCCATACTACTTGGCTCAGGTCGAATTCTACGCGCTCGTCACGGGATGGACGTGGGGCTACGTCTACGCCGCCATCGGAGACGACGAGCCGGTAGAAATACCGTTCGAAGCCGACGTGGAGGATATGGCCGCGATCGACAAGGCCGCAGCCGACTTCTGGCGTTTCGTCACCACCGGCACTCCACCGCAATTGACCGCCGGTGACGTGCAGAAGGCGTTCCCGGAACCCACACCGGACATCGTGGACGAAAGCGACGATGACGACCTCTACGACCTGCTCGCAAGATACGGGAGCGCCACCGGAATGCTGAATAACGTGAAGGCCGCTCAGAAGGAATTGCAGGAGCAGATCATTCTGCGTATCGGCTCGCACACCGGCATCAAGTGCGGGAATTTGCAAGCCACCTACAAGCCGACAACCCGCAAAGAATACACCGTCAAAGCCACCACATACCGCAAATTCACATTCAAAACCATCGAAGAAAAGGAGAAGTAAATCATGGGAGCAATCGCACAGCAGGCGCAGGGCCGACAGATGGTCGAGATGACGCCGAAGAAGAACCTCCAGATGCTGATGAAGAAGAGCTGGCCGCGTATCGCCAGCGTGGTCGGCAACAACATCAGCCCCGACCGCCTCTACCAGATGTGCGTCAGCGCCATCAACAAGACGCCGAAACTGGCTGAATGCTCGCCGCAAAGCGTGCTCTCCTGCTTCATGACCTGCTCAGCGCTCGGCCTTGAACCGTCCAACGTGGACGGATTGGGACGAGCCTACGTGCTTCCCTTCCGCAACAAGAAGACCGGAGGCATGGAGGCCACCTTCATCATGGGCTATCGCGGCATGATCGACCTGGCGCGCCGCAGCGGCCAGCTCGTGGACATCAGCGCCCGAGCCGTCCACAAGGGAGACGAATTCTCCTACTCGTATGGCCTGAATGAGGATCTGCACCACGTGCCATGCGCCACTCCCGGCGAACTGACCCACGTGTACATGGTCGCGCATTTCAAGGACGGCGGCCACTATTTTCTGGTGCTGAATCGTCAGGAGATCGAGCAGGCGAGGGCACGCAGCAAGAGCGGCAATTTCGGCCCGTGGAAGACCGATTACGAGGCCATGGCCAAGAAGACCGCCATCCGTCGTGCCGCACCTTATCTGCCGCTTACCGTGCAGGCGCAGACCGCAGCCGCCAGCGATGACACCACGCCGGATTACGGTGATGTGTTCCAGCCGGTGCTCGATGACGATAGCGCCGACGAAGCCGATGACGTGACCGCCGAGGTCATGGAAGCGGATACGCCGGAGGATACCGAAGCCGACGTGAAGGAGGCCGAGTGATGGCAGGCGAAACCATTATCACGATCGTCGGCAACCTGACCGCAGATCCGGAATTGCGCACGACGTCCGCGGGCGCGCAGGTAGCGTCGTTCACGATCGCCAGTACGCCGCGTTCCTGGAACCGCAGCACGAACCAGTTCGAGGACGGTCAGGCTTTGTTCATGCGCTGCTCCGCTTGGCGTGACCTCGCCACTCATTGCGCGCAGAGTCTCGCGAAGGGCATGCGTGTGATCGCGCAGGGCCGACTGCAGCAGCGTTCCTATCAGGCGCAGGACGGTTCCAACCGCACGGTCATCGAATTGCAGGTGGATGAAATCGGCCCGTCCCTGCGTTATGCGACGGCTCAGGTGCAGAAGATGCAGTCAGGCGGATACCAGGGCGGCAACGGCAACGGTGGCGGCTATCAGCAGCCGCAGCAGGCACAACAGCAGTCGCAGGCTCCGGCCGATGACCCGTGGGACGCGCCAGCCGGAGAGCCTGACTTCTGATGCGCGAATGGATAGAGCCGCCGGACGTGCTGCCCACATGTCCGATTCATGGGTGCGCGATGTATCCGGCGCGCCCCATCCCATGCCCCGAATGTGAGGCCGAAAGCGAAGACCATTACGCGGACATTGGCGATGCCGACATTTGGATTTTGGAGGACGAATGACGCAGGAAACCACCATTGACGTGCCGAAGGCCTACTGGTGGACCCAGAACAAGCGTGGAGACTGGCGGGCGAAATACCGGCGCACCAGCGTCGTGAAAAGACGTGCCTACCTCACCTACCGCAGTCTCATCAACAGCGGCAAACTCAAGCCGCCAACCAAATGGCCAGTGCACGTCACCGCCATCATCCACCCCTTGACACACGGCAGATTCGATCCTGAGAACGCGGCGCCGATGGTCAAGGCAATCTTGGACGCCATCACACAAGCCGATTTCTGGCCGGACGATAACGCCAGATACGTGGTCGGCCCGGACTACAGGCTAGGCGAGCCAAGCACCGAAAAAGGCGTCTACCACATCACCATCCGAATCGAAGAAGAGGAGCTTTGACATGGCTACGAACGTGACCGAGAAAGACAAGACACTCAACGAGATCATCGACTGGGCGAAAAGTCGCTGTCATGAAGCCGCACTTTCCAGATTCGACGTTCGCAGAAAGAGCGACCGAGACTTCTATGACGGCCAAGTTAACGCATTCCATGAAATTCTAGAGCTTTGCTGTTCCATGCTCGGCTACAGCGGTTCCATGCCTTCAGAGGTACCCAATCAAAGCGAGGACGCGAAGGAATAGTTATGTGGTTCAAACGCAAATACAACGAATATGGGTGTCCAATGTGCGGCAGACTACCAGTAATCAAGGCATGGCAAACGGAAAAATACCACGAGAGCCGCAAAGTAAGGACAACACTCACAGTCTACCGGCTCCAATGTCCACGTGGACATATCTCTACAAGCTGGTTCAGCCACGCCGCACTCGCAAGCAGGCAGTGGAAAGAACTCGTGGACGAGTACAAGGGGAAGGATACGAAATGAGCGCGTACCAACCTGTTCTTGACCCCGCCTGCGGCGGCCGAATGTTCTGGTTCGACAAGTCGGATGATCGCGTGCTTTTTGGTGATGTGCGGGATGAAAGCTGGGAATTGTGCGATGGGCGTAGGTTCGATGTCAGGCCGGACATGCTGATGGACTATCGTGACCTGCCATTCCCTGATGAGACGTTCCGCATGGTCGTGCTTGACCCGCCACACCTGCGCAATGCGGGCGATACGAGCTACATGGTGCAGAAGTATGGGTGTCTCGACCAAGAGACGTGGAAGACCGACATTAAGACCATGTTCGACGAGTGTTTCCGCGTTCTGAAGACTTACGGGACATTGATTTTCAAGTGGAATGAAACGCAGATACCCGTCTCGCAGATTCTCAAGCTCACAGCGCACAAGCCACTCTTCGGCAACAAACAGCCGAATCGCACGGGAACACACTGGATTGTCTTCATGAAGGAGGACGCGAAATGAGTAAACGGTACAAGGTTTGTCCACTTTTTTGGAGTGATTACGGCGGTAAACGCACCTTGATGAATATGGGTGTGTTTGAAGAGTTGCTGAACGAGGGTTGGAAGATTCTGCGGGTGGATACCATGCCACCAACGGAATTGCGGAATAACGCCGTTACCGCGACGAACGTCTACATCCTTGAGATGGAGGCTAATGATGATTAGCCAATACGACAAGGACATGTGTTGCCTGTATATCGCTGAGGGAATGAGCCGCATCTGGAGCCAGCAAGGGGGGAACCAAGAGGTTCCCCGAGTGCTTGAATCATTGGCCGATAGGAAGCTCATGAAGCGTGTCCATGGCGGGTATGCGATCACGCTCAAGGGATTGTTGGCAGTCAAGGTGTGGAGACTTCACCTGTTCCTGTTTCACCACGATGAATACAAGTACTTCAGGAGGAAGAAATGAGCAGGGCTGAGACCACCGCCATGCTGTCCAAGCTGGTCGAGAAGAGGTTGAAGAATCAGACCGCTTTTTGGGCGAGTGAGGTCAATTTCGACCGGAACACGCCTGACGAGCGGCGAGTGGATTACGTTGGCTTCAAACCTTGGAACATCAACGGCGAACCGGTGCCCGCAAGCGTTGAAAAAGGCTGCTTCGAGTTCTACGAGGTCAAGTCATGCATGGCTGACTTCACTAGCGGCAACGGACTGACGTTCTACGGCGATTCAAACTTCCTCGTCTGCACGAAGGAATTGTGCGACGAGATTGTGTGGCGGAAGATGGTGCCGCCGCGTGTGAACGCGATTCTGACACCGGATTCGACCGGCTCGAAACTGATTCTCGACTATGTGCAGTCCTACAACGACCTGTCATACAGGAGGCGTCCGGCAAGCGAAATCCTGTGGGCCATGGTCAAAGCAAACGGAAAGAGGACGAATTGAGCATCATGCTGGATGAGGCGCAAGCCTACGAAAATTCACGAGATTACGACTGCTGCCAGATCATCGAAGGAGCCTACACCGTAGGCGACGCGGTCTACGAAGCCTACTGCGATGGACGTGAAGCGCTGCCCACGAATGCTGAAATCGAGGCCGTGGCGAAACGGCTCTGCTGGAACAGCTACGAATGGGATGGCATCGATAGCTATGCGGCGAAAGACGAGGATGACGCATGGGATTATGCCGGTGAGATTCCCGGCTTCCAGGAGGAATATATCAGACATGCCAAGGAAATGCTCGAAATCGCACGGAAGGCGGTAAGCGAATGAGCAAGACGATCAGATACGTGGAGTGCGCCCACTGCGGCGAGACCGTCGGCGCATATTACGTCACCTGCCCGTACTGCGGATACCGCATGGTGTCCGCTCAGCAGGCGGTCATGGATGGCTTGGCATGGTGACGCTCGACCCGCCACCGGACTTGGTGGAGATCGCCGAAGCCCTGGACGCGATGGCGAAACCACACGTGGGAAGCGGCTGGGCGAACACCAACTACACCGACCTGCCCTGCACCACGCCACGGCAGGAGGCCATCTGGATGGCATACAACGGAATCACAAGAGGGGAGGATTGATGGCAAGGCGCGGATACGTGCAATTGGCCAATGGCTTCTATCTCAACCGGAAGGTACGCCGTTTACGCCGTACCATGCCATCGGCCATCAGCGCCTTCGTCATCATGCTTTCCTACTGCGGCGACAACCTCACGGACGGTTATGAGGACGATGATACGGCGGAATTCGGGCTCGACATCACCACACAGGAGCTTGACGCTTTGCAGCAGGTCGGATTGATCGAGGCCGTGGATGGCAGCTATGTCATCCACGATTACCTTGAGCATAATCGGAGCCGTCAGCAGGTGATGGCCAAGCGCAAGCGTGAGCATGACCGGTATTCTGCTGGCAGTCTGCCGGCAGAAAGTGCGCAGACTGCCGGCAGAATCGAAACAGAATCGGGACAAACACCAGAACACCAGAACACCAGAACCCAAAAGAAAGATGAAGAAGAATATTCTTCTTCTTCATCCAAAGAAATCGGGCTGAACGACTTCGAGCTGGTCAGGGAGAAAGCCCACGCCAATGCCGCCATAATCCGCGATTACCCGAATCTCGACCTGTCGGACGCGTGGAATGCCTTCGCCGCTCGCCACTACGGCGAGACACGCACCGTCAACGACTGGTGCCGCCAATGGAAAGGCTGGTGCCAACGCAGAGCCAACATGAGCGGCATACCACCCTCGAAACCACACAAGCACACGTGGCAGTGCGAACACGTGCTCCAAGCGCTCGGACGCGACAAGGAAACCGCCACGCCAGACCAACAAGCATGCAGGCTCGCTGAACGACTCAACAAGGAGCAGAACACACAATGATAGAACCCAAACTCATCTACCATCTCACAGACGCCGAATACCACCGACGCATGGCCAAGGCATGGCGAGAAGGCTACGCGGCCGGTTGGAAAGACCAGGAATGCGACTTCCCGCCACACACCACAGAAAACCCATACAAGGAGACAACACGATGAGAATCAAGAAAGTCCTCGAAGACATGATCATCAAGTGGCATCAGGCCGGTTACGCGCTTGACGAGATCGCGCCGCTCGTGCCGCAGGTGCCGAAAGCGGAAGTCGCCGCACTCATCCACCAGCACGACAAGGAGACCAGACTTTGACCAACTGCCAGCACTGCCAGAAGCCAATGAAGCCGATCGCAGCGAATCTACTCTGCGCCAGCTGCCGCGAAAACTACTGGGCGCTCATCAGACAGCTCGGACACGTCCAACTGCCAGCATTAAGCTCCATCATGCTCAAGCAAGCGCACATCGGAGCCACGGGCCACGCGCCAAGCCGAGGCAGCGCGCCAATGCCAATCGACACGCACGCGCAAGCCCTCATCACCGATTCCGAAGCGTGGCTCGCAGAACAAGCAGGCAAAATCAGATCCGCATACGCAGGATACGGCTGGCGCAAAGCATGGCTCGCCATATTAAGCAACCGACACACCATATTGGACATGCCCACTGCGGCAGATGATTACGCAGCCCTGGAACACATCAGCCGACGCAACGAGGCAGCATTGACTCCGGAAGACGAGCTCATAATCCTCGGCACCTGCCCCACCTGCCGCCACCAGCTCACCGGCACGCCAGACGCCGAATCGGTCACATGCCAACACTGCCGCTCCGAATGGGCGGCACCAGCCATCAAAGCAGCACGAGACCAACGACTGTGGCAAGTGCAAATCACCGGCACGCCAAGCGACGCGGCAAAAGAGCTGAAACGATACGGCCTGACCATATCACGCAACCTCATCAGCCAATGGCTCAAACGCGGCAAACTGTCGCACGCCACGCCGACGGAACACAAGCGGCAGTACACGTTCAACCTCGGCGAGTTGGCCGCGCAACTTGACTGTCACCGTTGAAATGCTATACTGTCGTATGTTCGTAGAATGGTTCAGCCAGAAAATGGTTGGACCATTTTTTCATATTCAGCTTCGGTAGCTCAGCGGCAGAGCACAAGGGATAGCACAGATACCTAGGACGGATACCAAACCGGCCATGGCTTCCTACTTCTTTAAATCGAATGCCCGTGATGATAAAAAGACAGTGCACCCCACACAAGCGCTGGTTCGACTCCAGCCCGAAGCACCACAAGGCGGTGATCGTATGCCAGGAAGAGCACGCAAGACCAGCCGCCAATTCGAAAAAGACAAGGCCGCATTCTTCAACCAATGCAAGGCACAGCATGCAGTCTGCTGGTTGTGCGGCATGCCAATCGACTACAACGCAGTCAAGAACACCACAGATGACTCATTCAACCTAGATCACATGTTCCCAGTCAGCAAGCACCCGGAACTTCAATTCGACCCAGCAGGCTTCAAACCATCACACACCAGCTGCAACCGCTTAAGAGGCAACCAAGACCCACCAGCACCAATCGGAACACTAAGCAGGCAATGGATTAAGACAGCATGAGCAAGGAGACAGCAATGCAACAGCCAGTCAACCTAACACTCACCGCAGAAATTAACGACAAGACATTCCCAATCAGCAGCTTCACGGTCAACATTCCAGTGCACGTCAACAGAACATACCGCTACGAGGTCATCGACTCCGAGCGTGCCATCGCCAAGCTGATGCCACCAAGCACAAACG